TACCATAATTTACCCATTAAATCTTTCATTCTTAAGAACTGAGGATTTTCATAAGTTTTTGATTCAATTAAAGTAGTTGATGAACCTGTAGAAACGGTTTTATTGATTTTTGTTCCTACTGACTCGTTAATTGATTTTGTTTCAACCTTACCTAATTCGTCTTTGATTGATTTGTAAAGATTTTTTGATTCTTTTAAACTTTCAACATTGTCGAATCTTCTAAGGATGTTTATTTTTTCTTTTTTAGTAGTTGAATGTTCAGTGAACAATCTTGTAGCGTAAGCTAAGTTTGAGTTGAAGATTGCAACTTCGTTAAGTTTTTCTCTGAAAACATTTAACGCTTTTCTGTATTCTTCATTTTTTTCTCTTAACATTCTAACTTCATCTTGGTTGATAGATTCAACTTTAACACCATTATCGTAAACATAGTTTCTGTTATTAGTGATGCCCTTTCTTAAACCTCTACCTTCTTTGGAACCCATACCATAAGTTCTAGCAGCTTCTTTTGTTTCTTCTTTTTCAAAAGCCTTTCTTTTCAAAGTGTCACCTTTTTTAGTACCTTCTTTATATTCAAATTTCTTTGGTGATAAATTCATACCAACACCTTTAGCTTTACCTTTAGGTTCGATTGCACTTTCTTTAGTTTCTGACTTAACAACTTTGGATTTGCCTTCCATATTTGCACCTTTCTTGTATTCGAATTTTGCTTTACCAGTACCCATAGTTTTAGGACCTTGTTTTTTGTCCTCTTTAAATCCACCTGCAGTTTTATTTTTGTAAGTGAATTTTGGTCCTGAGCCGATTCCAACACCTTTAGGTTTTGTTTTTTTAGGTGAATAAGATTCGTTTGTCCAATTCTCGTCCATTTCTTCGTCGTCCATTTCTTCGTCGTCCATGTCTTCGTCGTCCATGTCTTCGTCGTCTTGTTCGTCCATTTCTTCAGACCATTCTTCGTCCATTTCTTCCTCTTGTTCATCCATTTCTTCGTCTTGTTCGTCCATTTCTTCTTCATCTTCATCTAAAGTAATTTCATACACAACGTCTTCATCATCTTCCATATCAATGTCGGATGAATCAACGTCTGACATACTACCGTCTTTGAAGATTGCGTCAATAACGTCGTCAACTGACTCATCTTGTTCTTCGTAATTCATATCTGATTCTTGCATTTCGTCTTCTTCAGATTCACCAAGCTTAACAAGATATTCAACATTAGCATTGTCATCTGATAAGTGTACGTTTTCACCATCTTTTTTTACGATGATTCCGTCGTCTTCACTCATAGCTTTAAATACTTTTAGAATTTCTTCGTCAGAAGCATCAGTTAAATCAATTGGACTTTCGTCTGAATTCATATCAATGTCCATATCCATATCGTCATCAGATTCCTCATCTTCATCATCAGTTTCGTCTGAACCCATGTTTACGTTCATTTCCATTTCATCATTATCAGCATCCGTCTCAACGTCTGCATCTAAATCAACCTCATCATCTTGTTCATTTAGAGATTCTTTTACTAATTGACTGATTTCTTCTTTCATTGTAGATTGAAGTATTCCTTTTGCATTTTCGGCTATTGCTTCTTCAACTTGTTTCATTTGAATAAGAGCCTCTTGAACTAATTTGTTTTCTTTCATGAAAATCTATTATTTTAACTAATAAATAGTATCAAATTAGAAAAAATTCATTTCTAATGTAATACAATCTAAAATTTATTTAATAATAAATATTTCCAAAGGGCATAAAAAAAGTGGTCAGAGACCACTTTTTATTATTCAATTACTTCATCAATTTTACTTTCCGATACTGAGGTTATCCTCCAATCGTGTGTAAAACCTTGGTATTTTTTTGTAACCTTAGCTTCAACGTCTGTTACTGAATAACCTTTAACTAATTTTTCTTCTCTAATTTTTTTGATTTTACCAGTGTTTTCATCAGGTAAATCGTACTGAATTTTTGCTACAAAGTATTTTTCTTCCATAATTAATTATTTTCCCAAATAATCGGTTAATTTTCTCATTAAGTCAACTCCTTTAGCTTGAAATTCAGAATTTTCGGGAGATTTGTGTTTTTTTTCTTCTTCCAAGTTTTCTTCGTATTTGTATCTGTCTTCAGGATTACTAAATAAATAAGCACCTGGTGTAGACGGTGATGATACTAAGTCAAAACAAATTAATTCAAAATCATCTTGTACTTCATTTCTTTCACCAACTTTTTTTAACGAACCAACACCTCTTGAAGAAACACCCATTGTAACACCTTGTCTCATTAAGTTTGCCGCTTGGTCACCTTTAGTTGAAACAATACCTCTTTCGTGAAAACCTGGTGATGTTAATAATTTTAATTTACCCATTAAGATGTTTTTATCCCACCATATATCAGTGATGATGTGAGATACCCTATCTAAGTCAATTAGAGACGATTCGGGATGGTTAAGTTCTGAAGTTGATAAACCCTTAGCGATTGCCTTTTTATAGTTCTCAGCTTCTCTTTTTAATATTCTCTCAGGATAAAATCTTCCATTTCTATTTGGGGTGTCATATTTTTGCAATACGGCATAGAATTCAAATGGATTTCTATAATCTAAGTTAGCAGCCTCTTTTAATATGTCGGCATTAAGACGGTCTTTTGGGGATACCCAACCAGCATCCATTTCAATCAATATTCCATGACCTACTTCGCTTGCTTCTAAAATTCTTAATTGTTTCATTAATTCTTTTTAAGATAAATATATCAATTAAGTATCTTTACTACAATTCAACACTTTTTGATAATGAAAAATCAAAGTATTTGTTTTCCATTACATTCTCCCTAACAATATTTCTGATTATTTTTTTGACCGAATCTTTAATTTCAGGACATTTAAAATCCATTTCTTGATTTGTATAAAGATTAACTTCTAAATTGAAGAATGATTTTTTTCCATGGGAAATACCACTTGTTCTCAAGTCTAAATCAACAATACTATGTTCTTTAAATAATTCTGAGTTTATTGAATTGAAAACAGAATGTTTGATTTCTCGACTTAAATTACATACGACTCTATTCCAATTGTCATGTTCAAATTTGGGTGTCACCCACGATTGAATGTTTATGTATAATGATTTTAAATTTTTTGAATCTACCGTCCCGTATACTGATTTTATTGGACTGTACAGATTTAACTTTACACTTTTACCTTTCTTCATTAATTTTTCATTGTTGACAATGTTTATGTTTGTAAAAAAATAATACAAATAAACCCGATTGTCAAAATTTTTTCAAAAAATTAGATATTTGTAATATATGTTAATCGTAGAAATCAACAAAGACGGAATAGAAAGAGCCTTAAAAACTTTGAAATCCAAAGTAATTAAGACTAAGCAAAATCAAATTTTATTTGATAGAAAAGAATTTGTGAAAAAATCTGTTGTTAAAAGAAACCAAAAATTAAAAGCAGCTTACATTCAAAAAAAGAAAGACAATTTAGATTGATTCTTCTAAAGTTTTTAACTTAAGAAAATTTAATTGGTCAAACTTTTCAGCTTTTAATCTATCAATTGTTTCAGATAATTTTGTTTTTAATTCAAATTCTTCTTCTTTTTCTAATAGAGTATTGAGCTTTGTAATTGCACTTTCGCGTATTGTTTCAAATTTACCCTCAAGAGTTTTAGTATCCTCAGACATTAATTGGATAAATTCTTTTTTAGATGATTCATCTAAATTTTCAATATAATTGGTTAAAGTTTGGTTAGCTATTCTAACCATAGATTTTAAAGGAATGTTAATTGATTCTTTTACAACTGTTTTTGTGGAAGTTAAAACACTAACAATGTTTTTCTTTGAATTTACCCTCTCCAATAAATTCAACTTATTTGTATAAACTAATGAATCAATATCTGAATATTTGTTTTTAACAGATTCAGATAATGTTTTTGGTAATTTAACGTTTGTTAATAATTTTTGAATTAAACTTATTCCTTCCTCTAAAAAATCTTTAGCGTCAGTTTCGTTTAGTCCTTGTGGCGTGCTTAGCTGGTCATACAAAGAATACAATTTAGACATAGTTTTGTTGTTCAAAACATTATGTTTGAATTCCTTTAAGGATTTTTTGAACTCTACCTCGTTTGTGTAGGTTTCAATTAGTCTGTTTTCAATTATGGATTTTACTTTTCCGAATGTCATTTTAAGAGGTGTTTGAATATAAATATTATGAATTCAGTA